AGAGAAATTCAGTGATGATTTACTAGCTGAGTTACTATTAGAAACGGGAGACATATACCTTATGGAAGGTAATACGTGGAACGACACTTACTGGGGTGTTTGTAATGGTATAGGTAAAAACAAACTAGGACATATATTAATGAGAATAAGGGACGAACTTAGACAAGGAGAGTAAGATGGCAGAATATGTAATAAGTGACCCACATTTGGGACACGAAAAGTTAAGAAGAGCAGTAAGAACACAATTTGACACAGACCAGCAATTAGCAGATTATTTTGTAAAACAGTGGAACACAACTGTAACAGAAAATGATATTGTGTATGTGTTAGGTGATTTAGGTACTAAAGATTATATTGAGGTTTATTTTCCTTTATTAAAGGGAACTAAAGTATTACTGTTAGGTAACCACGATAATTATAGTAAAGAGTTTTATGATAGGTATTTTGACTATGTATATAATAAACCTTTTTACTTAACTAGTAGAATTTTGTTATCGCATATTCCGCAACCAATTATTCCTGGAAACATAAATATTCACGGTCATACACACGAAATATATTTAGACATTAAAGGGTATTATAATGTATGTGTAGAAATGGTAGATTACAAACCAGTTAAGATGAAGAAGTTTTATAATGAACTTGGTAAAATGATTAAACCAACTTATAGATTTTTATACGAATGGTTCGCACCTTACCAAAAAACAGATACACCTAGAATTGATTTGCAATTTATGAAGAACGGTAAAATAGATTTAGATGTATCACGTAAAAAAATAGATGCTTTTAAAGCAGCTAAAGCGTTAGAGAGAAATAAAAAGAAACAACAATAAAGGAGTGTTTCGATGAAAAAACTATTAGTAGCCTTGTAATTAAAATATAAGGAGGTACAAAAGATGATTCATAAAAACATTGAGAACCAAAGAAGATTAAAAAAAGCATCAGTTGGACATTGGACACGTTGTGCTCCTTGGTTTGATGAAGACCTTGGGCGTTACATAAATAAAATGCTTGAGAAAAGACGCAAGAAATGGATGAAGCACCGTAGTAATATAAGAATTAGATATTATAAAGGTATTATAGCCAATGGCGGTCAATTTAAAAAAGTAGATGAATACTGGTGGGACTTATGGTAGCTCCACCAAACATTGCGGTGAAGTGAAACGGAATCACGTCGGGCTCATTACCCGGAGATATCAGGTTCGACTCCTGTCGTCCGCAACCAAATGTGAGGTTGTTGTCTTGTGAAAAGACGAAACTAGGAGATATCTTAGTGAATGAAGTGAGGTTTAAATCCTCCACCCTACTCCAAATGCCCCCATAGCTCAATTGGATGAGCAACGTCCTTCTAAGGCGTCGGATGCTAGTTCGAATCTAGTTGGGGGTGCCAGATTACGAGATGGCGGAATTGATATACGCAGCGCCCTTCTAAGGCGTGGAGAAGCATATAATAACTAGGTGAAACTCGAGATATAACCTTGTACGAAAACTTCTCTTTATAGGTTTGAATCCTATTCTCGTTACCAGATAGATGTAGTAGCCAAGAGGAAAGGCAGTAGGTTGCAACCCTATGAGCGTGAGTTCAAATCTCATCTACGTCTCCAAAATGGAAGTGTTGGCCTGTTGGTGGTCACCTGTCTTGAAAACAGCTAAACCCGTCTTCGCACGGTACGCAGGTTCAATTCCTGTCACTTCCTCCATAAATGTAGTTATAGCCAAGTGGTAAGGCACCCGTAAAAAAGAGTATCTTGTTTAAGATACACACAGCACACACATATAAAACGAAACGGGGATACTTAGGTTCGAATCCTTCTAACTACATCAAAAACAATTACCTTTATTTCCACCTTATAATCGGGTTAAACAACATTATCTGGTGGAGATAAGTAACAAAATGCACGTGTAGCCAATTTAATGGTACGGCAGGCGGCTTTTAACCGTCGAGATGCAGGTTCGAGCCCTGTCACGTGCACCATTTTAAAATTAAATGAGGATAACATAGAAACTTAGGCTTAGCATTAGTACTAAGAAGTAGAGGTATAATCCTCTCTCCTCACGAATATGCGTCGGTAGACCAACTGGCAGAGTCATAGGTCTTAAACTCCTAACAGTGCGGGTTCAACTCCCGCTCGACGTACCAAATGCGAGTGTAGCCCAATTTGGCAGAGGCGTATGGCTTAGGACCATAATGTTGTGGGTTCGATTCCCTCCACTCGTACCAATAAAAAGAAAGAAGGAATAGATATGAAAACAATCCTTAATTATAGTATTTATAAACATAAATCGTTATTATTTTAAATAACGGTTTTTTGTTTCTTTACTCACAGTTACGCTCTTTACTTATCATCGAAACTGTGTTATAATATAGTAGGTTAAATTGGAGTGGTTTATTTGAGAGTAATATACTTACACAAAGGTAAAGCCAAAAATACTAGAAAGAGTGGTTATGCTCTTTACATAGGTTTTACTTTTGATACAAAAACAATTCAAATAATAAATAAAATGCGAATAAAATATTATCATAGGGGTATTGATATGTGGGAAGTACCATATAAACAACTAGATGATGTTATGTTTGCCTTTTCTGACTTTGCTATAATTTCTAATGATAAAAAAATTAAAGAAGAAATAAAAAGATATAAAAAAGCTAATCGAGATATACTTGGGGCAGTAACTGAATTACCATATAGTTTCAAAACAAAACCGTTTGCACATCAAGTAGCAGGTTTTCAATACGCTGAAACACACAATAGGTTTTTACTGGCTGATGACCAAGGACTTGGGAAGACGAAACAATCGCTGGATATAGCCCTTAGTAGAAAGAAACAGTTTAAACACTGCCTTATTATATGTGGGGTTAACTCTTTAAAATGGAACTGGAAAGAAGAAATAAAAACACACACAAATGAAGCTAGTCGTATACTGGGAACTAGAACAAATAGAAAAGGTAGAGTTGTACAAGATAGTACCAAACATAAATTAGAAGATTTACAATTAGGAAGAGATGAGTTCTTTTTAATTACTAATGGTGAAACATTAAGGAATGTTGAAATAGTTAACATATTACAAGATATGATTTATGAGGGCGAAATTGGTATGGTTATTATTGACGAAATACATAAAATGAAAAACTCACAAAGTCTAGTTGGTAAAGAGATTCATAAACTTAACAGTTATTATAAGATGGCTTTAACTGGTACACCTTTAATGAATGATGCTATAGACCTATATAACATATTAAAATGGTTAGGAGAAGAAACAGGAACTCTTGGTAGATTTAAGTATCGTTATTGCGTTTTTGGTGGGTTTGGTGGTTATAAAATATTAGGTTACAGAAACTTAGATGAATTAAGGGGTAGGTTAGACGACGTACAGTTACGGAGAATGAAAGAAGATGTGTTTGATTTACCACCTAAAATTCATACAAATGTATATGTTGAACTTACGAGTAAACAACGAAAACTATATAACAATATAGAACAAGAACTTATAGAACAAATAAACGAAATATTATTAAGTCCTAATCCACTAGCGAAACTTACTAGGTTAAGACAAGTTACAAGCTACCCACCTATATTAGACCCAGACGTTGGAATGGGCGCTAAGATGGAACAAATACTTGAAGACGTAGATGAGGTTATTTCACAGGGACACAAAGTAATAATCTTCAGTAACTGGACAAGTGTAGTTGACGGTTTGATGGAAGAGCTTAAAAGATATAAACCATTGGAAATTACTGGGGCTGTATCTTCAGAAATACGTCAAGCTCATATAAATGAATTTCAAAAGGATGAAACTAGAAACCTTATTATTGGAACTATTGGAGCAATGGGAACTGGTATTACATTAAGTAAAGGTAGTTATGTTATGTTTGTTGAAGAGCCTTGGAATCAAGCAAATAAATTACAAGCAGAAGATAGAGCCCACCGTATTGGAACAACACAAACAGTACACGTTCGTACATACATAACGAAAGGAACAATAGATGAAAAGATAAATGAATTAGTTTACGGAAAAGGTAATCTTAGTAAGTATTTAGTTGACGGTGATGTAGATTATAAACCTGTTGACTTAACAAGATTAGTTCTTGGACTTGAAGAGAAGGGAGTGAACAAAGTTGTTAAATGAAGAAATAGTAAAGGCACATAAGAAATTAACATTAAAACAAGTACTAGAAACAGAAGAAGAAAAAAGTAGTATAATGTCAATTTCGGCATTAGGATTATACCACGCACGAAAAAAAGCTTCTCAAGTAAAAAAAGTTGAAAAAGAATATAAAGAAGCTCTACTTAATTTATTAAAAGTTGGAGACGAAATTACTTTGACAGATGTAGGACTTACATTATCCTTATCAACAAAAAATACAATTGATATGGATGAGGCACAACTTGAGTTTATATTAAAAGGGCTAATAAAAGAAAATCCAGAATTAGCCAATTTAATGACAACGAAACGACAGATGGTAACAACAGTACACAGTGATATACTACAAAATTATATTGCTGATGGTAGTATAGATGAGAGTTTAATACTACCGTGTATAACAAATAAACAGTCATTAACTATAAAGGTTAAAAAAATTAAAGGGGGAAAATTAGATGGCTAAGATAAAAGAGATGACATTCAGTAAACAACTTAAACTATCACACGGGTACAATTCTTATGGGGTTGGGTTTGGTGTTACTATGGAAATGGAAGATGGTGATGATAGTAAGGACATAAAAGCTAAAGGTTGGAAAACTGTAGACCAGCAAATAGAAAGTCAATTAACTGACGCAATTAAATTATTACAACAGTTGAGCGATTAGTATGAATATGAATTTTTATGCAGTTATACCAGCACCAATACTTACAAGTAAACAATTAACATCTAATGAGAAAATACTATACGGTATTATTTCTTCTCTTACTAATAAACTGGGATATTGTTATGCTGGTAACAGTGCATTAACCGAGTATTTTGAACGTAAGGGTGAGAAAGTACACGTAAAAACAATTAGTAGATGGGTAAACAATTTAGTTAAATTAGGATACTTAACAAATGAATTAATAAGAGCTGATACAAATGAAGTAGAAGAAAGAAGATTACGTTTAGTAGATAAAATAGTTGTAGAAAGAGTTGTAGAAAAACCTGTTGAAAAACAAGTAGAAGAAGTAAAACAAAACTCAAACGACATAACTATAGATTCTATTATTAGTTACCTAAATCAAACGACTAAAAAGAACTTTAATAAGTCAACAAAAGTATATAGGGACTTAATAGGTAAACATTTAGAAGCAGGTAAAACAATAGAAGATTTTATGAGAGTTATTGAAGTTAAAAGTTTAGATGATTGGTTTATTAAAAATCCTCAATATTTTGTGCCTACTACTATATTTAGAGAATCTAAGTTTGATGGTTATTTAAACTCTTGGACAATAGAAGTTAGACAATCAATTTATGCACACGACACAACCGTTATTAAAAAAGATATGAAGCTTAGTGAGGAGGAATTTTAGTGTGGTGGAAAAAATATAATAAAGAAGAATGTCCGCTAAAAGATACCTGTCAATATTTGGGTAAAGGTGGTTGCGTGGAAACTTGTAGATGGTATTACAAAAGTATTTTAATGTATGATAGCAGTAACTTACCCGAAATATCAAAGGACATTGGTAAACTAATACCCGAACAAGAAGATTTAGAAACGTTTAGAGCCTGTAAAAAATATATGGAAAATGTTTATGAGCACGTTAAAAAAGGCGAAGGAATATATCTATACAGTACAAATAAAGGTAATGGAAAAACAACGTGGGCATTTAAGTTTGTTCACGAGTACATTAAACAGTCTGCAATGAATAAAAGTATTATAGATGATAGTGTTTACTATATAAATATATCTGAGTTATTTGAGTTTCTTAGAATTAATATGAATAACAAAGACATAGTAACAGAAGTTGAGAATAGGATACTTGGTTCTAATTTGGTTATATTTGATGACTTGGGAGTAGAATCACCTACAGATTGGGTTACTGGGAAACTGTATAACTATATTAATTATAGATACAGCCAACATAAAGCTATGATTATAACAAGTAATCTTAGCTATCCGGAATTAAGTAAAAGATTAGGTATAAGGATAATGGATAGAATTTCCGAAATATGTAGACCACTAGAATTTAAAGGTGTTAGCAGACGTAGTTTGAAGGGTTGGTGGCAAGAATAATGGTAGAACTTCAATTGCTCAACTATGTAATTATAAATAAAAAGATTGATTTACTTCTACAGAACAACATAACACCAGATAGATTCAGTCCAGAGTATTTGGAAGAGGTTTTGTTTGTTTATAACCATTTCCAAAAGTATGGTAAAGTACCTGACTACCCAACTATGTTAGCTAATTTTGAAGACTTTCAACCAATTGAAGTATTAGAATCACCAAAGTATTTAGTTGAAACATTTAGAGAGGCTTTAATACAACGTATGCAAGTTGATACTATTAATAAATGGGGAGAAACTTTAGGTGGAACAAATAGCATTGAGGCTTTAAACTTTATTACAGCTGAGTTAGAAGCTATTAGAAACATAGGTGTTGGAGAACTTGTTGGTGTAAATATCATAGAAGATACTTCACGTCTTGGTAAATACAATGAAGCTGTTAAAAATCCTGGGTTTATTGGGTTTAAAACTGGAGTGTCAGGACTTGATGAAATAATGGGTGGTATATTGGAAAACGATTTAGTAGTTATTGCTGCTAGAACAAATCAAGGTAAATCATTCTGGGGATTAAAGATTTCTGCTAATATATGGGCGCAAGATAATAGTATATTGTTTTATTCTGGAGAGAATAGTGTATTACACACAGGGTATAGATTTGACACACTAGTAAGTAACTTTTCAAATAGTGCACTTATGTTTGGTGGTACAGATTTAAAGAATGGTAAAACACAAGATGATTACGATAAGTATATGAAAGAGTTAGCTAAGAGTAAAATTCCATTTGTTGTAGTAACACCACAAGAACTTAATGGACACAGAATTGGTATACATAAAGTAGAAGCATTATATCAACTTTATAAACCAAAAATTATCTTTTTAGACCAACTAAGTTTAATGCAGGATGATAGAGGAACTGGTAGTCAAAGTGAGAGGTTTAAATATTCTCACGTTATGGAAGATTTGAGAAACTTTGTGGAAACAAAACACGTTCCAGTTGTTATTATGGCACAAACAAGTAGAAACAATGTAAAGAATGATGATGGTATTTTAGAACCCGCACGTATAGAACACTTATCTGAATCTGATGGTGTAGGTACTAATGCTACTAAAATTATTACATTCGCAGTTAACAAAGGACAACTACACGCTATCGTAAGAAAGAATACATACGGTGAAAAAGAACGTGGGTTCAAAATGATTTGGGATATAGACACTGGAGTATTTTCAGATTTTACAGAACCAGACGCTTATGGTGATTATGTGCCAGGAGATGACGCACCACCAGAACCAGCTAATGGAGATGAAATATTCTAATGTTAGATAATTATAACATACTTTCACAATTAGATATTATTGAGATTATGGAAACGTTACAAGAGGAAACGTACCAAAATACAAAATATTTAAGGGAAGTGAAAAGAACAGGTAATAATATGATGATAACCTGTCCTTATCACAGTGGCGGTACAGAACAGAATGTATCTATGGGTGTTACTATTGACGACAACGACAAATCTAGAAAAGGAACTTGTCATTGTTTTACTTGTCATATAACCGTAGACTTATTAACTTTAATTGGGTTTGTAAATGGGGTAAACGACGTAGGACAGTTTGGAAACAAATGGGTACATAAAGAGTATTTAATATACGATAATACGGAAGAA